AACACTTTGTAAATCACCGCTTGCATGAAATCTAAAATATTTTGTTTGTGTTTTAATAATTTGATATGCCATACCCAACACCCATTGAAAGCCATTGTCTAAACTTTTTAAATGATATTGATGGCTTGCCTTAACTGATGGATAATGAAAATTGCCTTTCGTTGCATAACAGCTCGCACAAACTGAATTTTTAATTTTTCTCAATGCTGTACCTTTAATGCAATCATAAGCCGATAGATCGTAATTATAAAATGGCATTTTCTTATTTTGACTTGTTATCCCGCCACCTGTCAATTCTTTTGCTCTTTTCAAAGTAAAATTATTTCTTGTTAAGTCTTTAAATATTAATCTTTCTAATTGTTTCAATGTATTGTCCCCTCATCATCTATTATGCAGTCTATATCTTGATGATCTATTGATAGATCAGTCTCAAAATCAATTATTAAGTCAATATCATCATCACTGAAAAATGTTTTTACAAGTGAGTTTTCTTTTAATATTTCTATTGCCTCATGTACTGTTATTAATTCTCTATGTATATTTTTGACTGTTTCATCAATAAATAATTCCGCTTCAATGTATCCTTGCTCTTTTGCCTTACCCATAAATATTGTCTTTCTGTTTTTAATTAATTAAATAAAATTTGATTTGCTCTATTTTGTCAATAGTATTTTATATTATTTTGCTATTGACTTCGAGTTATCAACATACTATATCTTGTGTCTATGAAAGCCCTCGAACCACTAGATGTTGTGTCAAACAAAAAACAACCAAACTTGAAAAATTTTTATTTTTGTGGTATTTTTGCAACAGACGGAAAAAAGCTAAAAGCTGAAGGCTCAAGCGTGAAAAAAAGCTAAAAGCTGAAGGCTCAAGCGTGAAAAAAGCATCAAGCGAAAGGCTCAAGCGTGGGAGTACCAAAAAAACTAACCGAAAAACAAATTATTTTTGTTCACGAACTAATTAGTAATGAAGGACAGATAACGGCTACAGAAGCGGCCATACGTGCCGGTTATCCAGAGTCATCTGCAAGACAACAAGCCTCAAAACTACAGAATGTAAAATATTATCCTTTGGTTTGTGAAGAGATTAAACGTGTGCGCGAAGAGGTGCAAAAGAAATATAACGTAACAATAGATAGACACTTCAAAGAACTACAAAAAATAAGAGACGCAGCAGTTGAAAAAGAATCGTATTCAGCAGCAGTCCAGGCAGAAGTTGCGCGTGGTAAAGCAGCAGGATTATATATAAATGAAATGCATGTCAAACATAGTAAGATAGATCAACTCACAGACGCAGAAGTACAAGAAAGACTATCTGATTTGATGAGTAAGATGAACGTAATAGAAGTTGATTCAGAAGAAGTTAAAGACTAACTATTCTGGTTCATTCACACCCTTTTTAATGTAGTCCAAGAACCATGGATTATCTCTAAACACACCCATCAAATAATTGGTAAGTTGATTTACAGTCAATTCTTCAGCATTATCTTCTTTCAAAGGTCCTTCAGCTTGGTTAAGTCCGGATCCATAAACGCATGCATGCAACACTTCATGCAGCAAAGTATTGCTGCGCTCTTGGCCACACAAGTCATGCTGTATCTGAATAAGCCCTTCTCTAGCTTTATAGTGTCCGTAACAATCTGTAAGATTATCTGTCTTAAAATCTGGTGCAATCCATTCAATTTTTAGATCTCTATAACCTACCTTGACCGCTTCCGGGAACCCTTTAGGGGTATCAACTTTCTTTGGTTTCGTTTTCGTGACTTTCATATCGAATACTATAGTGTATATTTCGACTACTTTCTAGAATATTTTTTGGTTTTTTAATTGTTATGCGTAAAATGTCACTATGTAGTTACTACATTGTCTACATAGTTACTACATTTTACACTATCTATATTATTGATATTATTATATTTTATACTTTTGTAGTAAGTGTAGTAGGTGTAGAAGGGTCTACTCAGTAAAAAAATATTTTTTATAACTACTCAAGATATCCCTTATACGTTGTCCGTTAACCGTTGTCAATTGTCCCTTGAACCTTGTTCCTTAACCTTCGATAAAAGTCACTTGATACCGATATACGCTCCATTTTCCGCTCATTTTCGGCCTCTAATTTTCGAACGGTGCTCTTTACCGACTCTTTAGAGCCCATATCACGCTCTGTAGTAGCCTCAATCCACCGTATATCGCCTGCTGTCAATGGTTTGTAGGCCATCAATCGTCTAATCCATAGTAATACCACAGGTCACTAACCTGGTCGCGCAGTATCTGTATCTCAGATGAGCACCAATTAACGTCAAGATATCTGTGTTGATTGATAGACATCGATGTCAGTAGCACCATGATTGCGAATAAAAATAATGTTTTCATTGTTTCTTCCTCTGTTTTGCGTTGGTGCTCTTATAATAACCATTTGAACACTTATCGGAACAATATTTTTTCGATTTCTGCCAACGGGTTATAGTGAACTCACCATCACACCTCATACATTTTCGTGTATCTATAATCATCTTTCTGTCTTTCTTCCGTGAGTAGGCGGACACCACCACGTTTTTTAAAGAGGTCTGTCCTCTATAGCCCGCACTTAGGTCTACTCACATTTTTTCAGCTTTTGTGGTGGGACTACTCTCGACACCCACATGTTTCACAAGTTAATGAAAGTTATCAAAAATTGCTACTTCAACTAACTAAGCATGCCTCAGACATTTGTCCATACTTCCGCTTCGTCATACGTTACAACTTAACTAAATCGTTGTTCCGTCACACAACATAATAAGTAATTAGTTTATTATGTGCTGTTACTATCCTATATAATGCTATTGTTTGAGTTTGTCAAGTGCTTTTTTGTAAAAAATTTGTATATTTTTTTTGTTGTTTAACAGTTAAAGGAATTGAACTTTTCCTTTTTCTATAAATATGCGCCAACGATAGTTTTACTTTAGCTATTTTGCGTTCCACTCGCATAAAGGGTAACATGTCTTGATATAATACTTGTGCTCTAGTGCCGCTTAAACGCAAATTAAATAAATCTTTTCGCTTAACTAAACGTCTATCTCTAGCATTTTTTTTACCTACAAAGCCAAAAGATCTTTTTATCCGACTTAGTTTACTTGTTTTGAAACCCATTACCGTTAAACGATGTTGAATGTATTGCATAATACTTTCGTTAGTGTTTACTACTCGAAAATCTACCTTCGGTGGACTTTTATATTTATATTTTTCGCCTTTAGCATTTACTCTATCCTGTTCGCACGTATTAAACATAAACGTTCCTTCGGCTTCAGAGTAACCGGTAAACCACGCCATGAATTCTTTGTCGGTGTGCTTCATATAAGTAGGAATTGTGTATGCCCCAAACGAAGTTAAAAATTTATTAGCTTGATTAGTTTTTTCAATTAAATAAGGATGTATTTTTTCACAGATATAATGCGCCCGTAGTCCAGATACGGTTGTTACGTACATAGTTTTACAATTATAACCGTGTTCTCTTTTATCTTTTGCGACTTTTCTTAAAGAAGTATAAAACAAATCAGCAAACCACTCGACTATTTCTCTGTCTATAAGTTTGATCCCTATCTTTCTGTCGGTACCACCCTTTTTCCTTTCAAGAGTTGAAATAAACCCATCGCCATCTATCCACCCCGCAATGTAAGCCCAAGTAAAATTAGACACCTTTTCTAATTCTGCAAAAACTTTTATATCATTTTTTTTTGTTGATCGTAGTCCTTGTTTTATAATCATTTTCTTTTTCCTTGACCACGATATTTTTTAAAGTTGCGTCGTTTGTGTTTATTCTTAGGACGCGAGCGTATGCTGTTGCCAATACTCGTGCGTTTCTTTGGTCCACGAGCGTGTTCAAAATGTGCTTTAGCTTTCCTCATTGTCTATTCCCATCACACCACCTAGACGAGCAAAAAATGCTTCGCTCTCCAGGTTTCTTTCTTTGGCTTTCATTGTCCGTTGTTCGTTGAGCCTTAACAAATGTCCTTTAAATATTCGTCTAATATCATCGGGCAAGTAATCACGATCTAAAAACAATTCGATCTTTCTCATTCTAGTATACAACGGTATCATATTACAGCTCCTGTATTACAATTATCAAACGATACTTTTCTTTAGAACCTATAATAGTATTAGGTACAAGATCAATTTTCTTTATATCAAATGACGTGTTAGGATTAGAACCAAACCCCATCGGTACAGCAAGAGACACTCTGGCGTTTGCGCCCTCTGGACTTGCACAAAATTTTTCTAACCTCGCTACTAGTTCTTTAGTTGTCCACTTAACCATCTATTTCTCCTGATCATAAAAATCTTCATTACGTTCTTCAAACTGCAACCAAAACACAAGCAGATATCGATCACCTTTTTTAACCGGTAGACCTCTGTGAAGGTGCGTAAAACTAGGAAAAATCAATGCGTTGCCCGTTGGCAATGGTTCAACAATTCCTCGTTTAAAAAATTCAGTTCCCCCACCTTCGTAGTCGCCGGTGTTCAATGGCACGACAACACTTATGTCAGACAGAGCGTCATGGTGCCATGCAGTTTGTACAATTTTACGAGGGTTGTAGTTTGCAAGTTGTATACCACCACCTGCAACTTGACGATTCCAAATAGTTTCAAACACCACATTCATTTTTGATAATACAATTTTCATTAATGATATGTACAAGTCTTTAGCGTGATGTTGTAAAACAAATTCATTAATTCTATGTTGAGGCATTTCTTCTTCGTTAGGAGTGAAGCCAATTAACTTTTCCATATTACCAATTTCATCAACCAACATTGTACAAAATTCTTTTGAAAACATTGGCATGGTATAAACTTCTTTTATGGGTTCTTTAATTAGTTTACTAAGTTCTGTTTCTTCTGGATCTTCAAACCCTTCTCTTTTTTCAAATCTATCAATGGCGGGAATAGAATCAGTAATAGTTTTAGCTATTTCTTTTTCTAGAAACCAATCGCCGGCCATAAGTAACGCCAGGTTTTTGTAAACGTAAGGTCTTTTTTCTTCCTCAGTTATAGTTTTTGAATCGTATGTGCTGAATGTTCTCATTGATTAAAATATGCCTCACAACGTTTCAACCATTTGTATTTGTAGTCATCAAGTTTATCACCATTCAATGTAAACATTTGCAGCGTCATACCTCTTGACGCCATTAGTATAACCCCTGCTTCCATTTTTGTTTTGTACAACGCATCATGAGCCATAATATAAGCCGCAAGCTGTATGAAATAGTCTTCTATCCATTCATCTTTTTTAGGTTTGTTAGTTTGTTTAAAATCAATAACTGCTGGCTGTTCGCGCCAAACTCCTGTACAATCGGCCGTGCCACCATAGAATGTGGGGTAGAAAAGGGGGATTTCGGTGCCCCAATATTCATCCATTGATGGCAAGGCATTCCTAACGATTAGTTGTGCCATTCGCTTGGCTATGATACCAATGTTTGTTTGGTCGTCATAGCCGAGCCCTTTTATATGACACTCGAGGAATTTATGCATAGCTGTACCTACCGACGCCGCTTGACTTTTAATGGCTTCCGCTTGCGTCTCGCCAACTCGCTCTTTCCACCTAAGTAAACCTTCTTTATCTTTTTTACTTTTGGTGGCGGAGATAATAGTCGTAACAGACGGAAGAAATTTTCCTTCGCCTTCGTAATGACGTTTGCCATTAATTGTTTTACGTTTAACATCCCCGTAAGAATATCTTTCTGTAATTAACGACTTCGGTTCGTTATTTTTTTGCATGACCATTCAGCTTTAGTTTCTTAACTTTTTCCTTAGCTAAATGTTCAACAAGCTTTGCCAATGAAAAGGACACCCCTAAATCTTCTGACAATCTTTCTTTTATTAAATTAAGTTCTTTGTACGCTGTTTTCGACAGAGAAACAGACGAGTATTTCGTGATGTCTGGCATCATTACCTTCTTTCTTTTTTATTTATATAGCGATTTCTCGACCGGTCTCTTGGACAAAAGATACCTTAAGACTATTAATCGTTCTGTGAAGTTCTTCAACCTGTTGTTTCAACATTTTGTTTTCTTCGTGTAAACGAACTGCCTCAAAATCGTTGCCTACTGTGTAGGGCACCCAATTATCTTCCATATAGATTCCTCCATATTCTATTATAATCTACCACAACATATAGTAATATACTATTGACTGTCAACAAAATATTGTTATTATGTAAAATAAATAAACAGAAAGAAAGACTTAACATGACTCATATAATTACTAAATATGATATTTTTTGCGCAAAACATCATTATAAAAGAGCTATGCGCCCATATATTTTTGATAAATTAAAACCTTGTCAAAAAAAATCA